ATGTGGCGCTTATGTGGCGTTTACAAATGTATAGTCACAAAAACGGCTAAACGCCACATGGAGAATTTAGGAGCATTTATGCTTACATTTTTAGAAATTAAAAAAGCTCAAGCAAAAGATAAGGAATACAACTTAGCTGATGGTAATGGCTTATACCTGCGCATACTACCCTCAGGTATTAAAAATTGGATTGCTAATTTTAGATCTGATGGTAAAAAGATAAGTAAGAAACTAGGATCATTCCCTGAATTATCTATCAAAGAAGCTAGAGAGCAGCTATCTCTTTTAAAAGCTCAAGCTAAATTTGAAGGTTCTCCTGTTATTAAAGAAAAGGTTCATACATTTGAAGAGATCTACTATGAGTGGATTGAAGTTAAGAAGGTTAAGGTAAAGAACTGGCATGACATCTCAAACCGTATTGAGCGCTATATCCTACCTTCATTAGGTAAGATTGACTACAAAGCTATTACTCCTGTAGCTTTTGTTGAGATCTTAAAACAGGATCTTTATACCAGAGGTAAATACGAAACCATTAAGCGTATTTGCATGTACATAAAAGAGATCGACATCTATGCTATGAACATTGGCTACGTTAAAGAGCTACGTTTTCAAAATCTCTACTCTGTTTTTCCTGTTAAAACTGTTATTAAGAACAGACCTTCAGTACACTACTCACAGTTGCCTACAGTTCTTAAAGAGCTACAGGTATATGGGCTTAAAGCTCGTGCTACATGGGAAGTACTGCTTACAGGCTTTTACACTCTGTTAAGACCAAATGAATACTGTAGCTTAGAATGGTCTTGGATCAATTTTGAAGATAACACAATTACAGTACCTGCAGAGGTCATGAAGATGAAACTACCTCATGTGGTACCAATTACAAAGCAAATGCTTACTTTGCTGCTTAACCGCCCACGAGTAGGTAAGTATGTATTCCCTGCAACTCAAGGTAAAGTAGTGCAGCACTTTAGCACCAACTCAGCTTCATTGTTTTTACGTCGTCACGGCTTTAAAGACAAGCTTGTGCCTCATGGCATACGTTCAATTGGTCGTACCTGGATGCACGATCATGATATTCCTTTTGATGTTGCAGAGAAGTGTTTAGCTCATACTGTAGGAACATCAACACAGCTAGCTTATGATAGAAGTGATCTGTTAGAGAAAAGACGTGAAGCAATGCAGCAATGGTGTGACTTTGTTGATCATTGCTTAAAAGGTGGCGCAGATTTGCTGTTATGACAACTTCAAAAGTTGAAGATTGAATATGTAACAAAACCTTGACGCTCCAATTTTTCTGCGCTATTATCGCCGATGTAGGGACTGCCCTACCGTGCCTAAGAAACACGACACTAACTAGCGCTGACTTGGCGACACACGTCAATCTCACCATATTTAATACATAGCCTTTAGGCTTACTGTATTTGCTTTATGGTGGTGTGGTGTGAATATATTGAATAAGCACCGCTCGGCTAGTTACGAGTTTCTTAGCACCACCGACCCACTTAAGAAATGGGTTAATTAAGAAATATATAACTAGGAGACATATCATGTCTAACTCAAATCTAACTTCATATAATTTTCACAACTCAAATATCCGTGTAGAACAGAACGATAAAGGTGAAGTGCTCTTTTGCCTTGCAGATGTATGTGCATCACTAAACTTAGCTCAATCTAACAAGACTGCTAATCAGATCAAAGAAGAGTTTGGGAGCACGGAATTAAATTCCGCCCTCCTCAAAGACGCTAATAACCACGGTCAACAATGCACCATGATCACCGAGCCACAGTTATACTTCGTAATGATGAGATCTAACTCTAAGGTTGCCCGTGAGTTCAGGCAGTGGATTTGTAATGAAGTCTTACCTTCAATTCGCGCTCAAGGTGCCTATGTTGCAAAGGCAGAAAACAAAGAACCAGCAACTAAAAAATGCTGGTACGTTGAACAGCTCACTGCCCTGTTTGAATCTTATGGTGTTAATCGTGAAGTATTAGCCCGCGCTCTGGATATAACCTCACGTGCTTTTAAGCAGGGTTATGCTATTGGGCTCAACAAGGCTGAAGAAGATCATGCTAGAAATGATTCTGAAATGCTGCTGTCTGATGATGAAGCTCAGGCAATTGATCATGTGGTTCACTATCACAAGTTATTCAGACCTGATATCCTGAAAGCATGTAAGGAACTGAGAGATATCAAAGCACAGGCTATGAAGTTGGTACTGGCACTTGATAACATACCAGATGCAAGGCTGTATGAGTCAGCTGTTGCAACTGATATATCAGTAAGTAAGTTAGAGAGATTTCAGCTGACTTATCCTAAAAAATCAGCATAAATAGAAGGCTTATAAATCTTTGTAAGGTTGGTACGACAACAAATAGCCCCTAAAGATGGGGCTATTTTTATGCGTGCATGTGCTTAACTCTGTCACGAACCTCAGCTCGTTTTGCGTTGTTAAAACGGTCTAAGGTTCCTACAAGATAACCAGTAACACGTCTGATGCGCTCAAACTTGACACCTTCACCTACAATACCATTAACAGCATGCAATCTTGTGTACATTATTTTTTCTTCTCAGCCTCCTTTAAAAGTGTTTTTACCTTTTCACGCCATAAAGTTGGTACTTCGTCAATAGTCATAATTCCACGATTGATACGCATTAAATAAAATTTAACCATTCTTTTTTAACTCCTCTAATTGAGCATAAATATCTGAAATCATTGATCCTAGTTCTGCGATCGCATCTTCGGTTGTAGTGTCATCTGTATTCATGTCAGATATAACACCACCTAAGTCAGACACAGCATTTTCTAATATAGATAATTTGCTATCTACTTTGGCATCCCAGTTTATATCTGTAAAATTTTCTGTTACATAATCAATAGATAGATTGTCAATCTTTTCATTTTTGTAGTCTTCACAAATCTGATTAAAGATTGCTAAGTTCTCATCAATCCATGAGCTAAATATCAGAGAATAACGGACTTTGTTATCATCGTTTGAGTTCGCAGATGCCAGACAGTCTAAGTATCCTGTAAATTTCTTTTGCTGGGCTACAGTATCAAAGTACACATATACAGCATCCTTAATACTTAAAAGTAAAGAATCACCATCTACAGCAATTAAAGTTAAATCTTCGCCTGTTTTTTCAACCTCAATAGCCTGTTCTTTCTCTAAGCAGTAGTTATTGAGTTTTGCACCTAATTCTGTATTAATTGCTATGATTAAGTTTCCGTAGTTCTTGCCGTCTACAGATAAATCAATAAAGTGTAAATTCTCTCGTTTTTGTCCAAAATAAGAAACTGATTTATAACTAATATCCATATATAATTACCTATACTGCAATTTTACTTTCATAGTCACCATTACCCTGTCCAACAGGGTCTATAGTAATTAGTTTATTAGTAATAGCACCCGTTTTAACAGCATTATAACTAGAATCAAATACTGTATAACTTGCTGTAAGGTTTTGTGTTATTGATGCATTAGAAGGGTAACCACTACTAAATGAACCTATTGGGTTCATCTGACGAAGTGCCCAAATAACATTACTCAGAATACATGAATAACCAGTTACATTTGTAGAAGCCGTTCTTATAGGGAGAAGTTCAAATTTCCATGACGAACCAGAAGCACTTCCTATATATGTAAGTCTATAAGGAATATGAACATAAACAGTACCATTAAAAGCTATTCTACTTCCACAAGCCATGCGATAGCCGTTAACCATTAAAGGTGATAATGTATAAATTCTGTCACCACTTTTAACTTCAGCGAACCTATCACCTTTGAAGCATGGAATCCATCCACCATCAACAGCAACGCTGGGAGTTGTTATCTTTGATGATGTCTTTACCATTGAATAGGTAGTGCCACCATAATTGATTTTAATTGTTGCCATATTAGCTATCCTACTGTGATCTTGTACCCATTCACGGTGACACCACTGGAAAAATTGTGACCGTCAGTAATATAACCGCTATCATTAGTAAACTGACTTAGTTTTGAATAAGTGGTATTAGTGTCCTGTGTAGTGATAGTACCTGTAGAGCCATTGCCTTTCGTATAAGTAATCGTTCTCCCATTTACAGATAAAGACTTAATATAAGTAGTATTGATCTGTTGTCCTGCACTGTCTTGAGTTGCCTTAGTTGCACTGTCAGCTGTACTTGCATGAGTAGCCTTGTCTGCATTAGTTGCCTTAGTTGCAGATTTTGCTGTATCTGCTGATGCGGCCGAATCTACACGCGTTATGGATACATTACCGGATGTATCTGGCTTAACGCCGTTGATAGATTTAGCATAATTCTGCTGAACAATTGCGTGTGGAGTTACCGCCTTGGTAATGCTTGAAGCATCTGCTGTAATATTGTCACTTAGCTGAACAATACCTTTTACAGTAGTGGTGGAATCTGGAACTAAAGCTAAAACATCCTGTTTAAGAGGAATTTTTTGCCAGACAGAATCGTTAGTACCTGGCTTAACAACTGATGAGACAGGACCATTATTTGCCACACAGAGATATAGACGTTCGTCGGTAAAGACAATGTCATTTTTTGAATAATTTTTATCTCTTAAATATTCAAATGCTGTCCCTGTAGGAAATTTTAAAGTTAAGATAGCTGTTGCAAGTTGATTGAGAGAATTCTTGTCAGGTAAAACTCCAAGTTCTTTTATAACATTAAGAAGCTCAGTAGTTATCATATGAAACCATGCTGCACCCGGCTGAGTTGCGGGAATACCAAGAGAAGGACTTCCTTCTGTTGGATATCCTTCCTGCAGTTCTTCAATTTTTGGTGCTGCAGCTGCAATGTCTTTTTTATATCCGTTAAACATATATTTTTCCTTATTTACCGTAAGTGAAAATTGTTGAAGTATGAGCCGGTGTATAGTGTTTAACTAAACACTCAAATAGCTCATTTCCCCATTTCTGAAGACGTTCAGATACTCTTGAAGTGGTTTTAAAAGGAATGGAGTTAACTTTCTCGACGTTAATTGTATAGAACCAGTTAGACCATATTTCTGAATAAAGGGCGTCATCAGCAGTTGATGCAACAGTAAAAACACGTTTAGCATCAATTTTCGTTTCTGAATAACCGCATGACTGCCCTATCAGATACACAAGCTCTTGAAATGTAAGGCCTAACGTTCTGATTTTAATTAACAGTTCTGTTCTTAAAACTTCAAGATCATCATCTTCAGCTCGACATTCTTCAGGAATACCCCACTGATGAAACCAGTCTAAAAGAGTTACTGAGGCTGACTGTGGATCAGATTCATCAATCATTTTAGAAATGTCAGCATCAAGTCGTGCAAATTCAAGGGCAGCAAGATATAACATCTTCATGAAGAAAGTGTTGTCTTCAAGTTCCCAGGCTGGTCCTTGCGGTAACAGTTTTTTCATTGCATCATAATAGTTATCAGTAGTGAAACTTACTCTTCCCATGTTATATCTCCCACGGTTGGCAGATAAGAATTAGACTGAGCAACTACATCTGTTGCCGGTTCAATAATGGTGTGATCAATCTCATCAGCTACGGATGATAAGGCAAGATGAATATGAGACAGATATATAGTGCCACCGGGCTCAGCTTCAGATTTGAAAAGATTATGGATAGCTTCTACGGCGGCGTTTCTAACAGCCAGCGTTGAAGGAGTTATTTTTAATTTGAAATTAATTTTCTGCTCTACAGGCGCTACAGCATAGATAGCAGCTAAAACTGAAGCTTTACTTTCAAGATGTTTCTGAACTTTATTTATAAGCGCAGTGTCTGGCATTGAATAATCATTACATAAGAATCTTACTGTAACAGTTCCAACACCTAATTCTTTAGGAAAACACCAGGCAAAACCAACTCCTGTAACTTCTTTTGCCCAGGCAATATAATCAGCTTTAGTTCCCTGTCTTGGTGGTTCCTGAGTACGAAAAAGAATGCGTTGTCTTAACTCATCATCTGTCTCTGCATCTATTCCGCCAGCAATATCTGAATGTACTATCGCATTGGCAACACCTTTTAATGAATTGACAAGATCAAGTGTATTGCCTTTGTTAAGGTTATAAGCTTTACCAGATAGAATTGCTTTTACCGAAGTAATTCCTTCTGAATTTGGGCTTGAAGTGGTTTGATACTGTATACCAGACTGAGACTGCAACAGGGTGCCTACAGGGACATCCACAACGTCGTTATAATAGTTAAACTTAACTTCTCCCATTGCTTTCGTTGCTGTTTTTCTAGTCAGATTAAAAATAGAAGCTCGCCTTTCAAGATAAGCTGTTTCAGCTGAATCAGAAAACAGCTGATTTTTGTAATAATCAAGTGCTGCATAAATTGAATGAGACACACCAGCAATGACACGGATAAAAACAGATAAGTCAGAGCGTCTCAATTCTTCTGAAGTTAAGCGTGATGTTGCATCATTCTCAATTCTTGTGATGATGTCACTCAATTTTGGCCTTAAATTATTCATTTATACCTCTTTAAACTTATAACTTGTCTGTTTACCGTCAACTGTTAATACAACACTGATATTCACTCTGTTAATTTCAGAACGCTCTACAGATACATCTACATTTGAGCAGATACCGTCATCTATCATCCACTGAAGAGAATCTCTTGAAACCTCTTCAACCTCTGCTATAACATCATCAGTCAGTTTACGTCTTAAGAGTTGCCATAACTTAGAGCCGATTTTGTCCCCCTGCTCAACAGGATAGGTATCACCCCACCACCCATATTGATTTGAACCGTCATAAACATCTCCAGTGTCTGCACGTCTCCACGTGAACAGGCTGATAACAACAGCCCTTGAAAGGCTGTCATTCATATCTGCTGTTACAAGTGAGTTGTTTAAGAACATCTGCATAAATACTCAAGCCTCTTTAACTGTTTTCTGCAAATATGGCTGGCCGAAAAATCAAAAAGACGGAATAAACCGTCTTTCTGTATGTAATAACATTTAACTCCAAGTATGTCTTCAGCAGAAGTACATCGATACGACTTATCATGACAATAAACAATATTGTCAAATAAACTGCAAAGATCATCGGTTCTGTACCATGAACCTTTGTCAAATGACCATACTGGGATTATTCTTTCTGATATATTCATTAACTTGGGGTTCCTGTATTTTCACTACCACCTTGAACACCAGTATGAACATGGTGCTGCAGACTGATTGATCCGGCTGTAATATCATCTTCTGAATGAATTAACCCCTTAGCATTAACAGTACCGCCAAATGATGCCATACCACCACCTTTTGTGCCTGTAATTAGAGTGCCTGTAACAGTTACATTTCCGTCAAGCATAATTGTTGGAGCCGTTACGGTTGCAGATGTTTTGCAAGTAACAGATGAGGTGTCGCAGTTAACCGATGCAGCACTTTTACAGGTTGCTGTTAAGTTATCGCACTTAGCTATAATGTCGTTTGTTGTTTTTACTGTTATTGGATCATCTACACCGTCAATTTCTATACCTTCACGTTTTAAATACACATGACGTTTCTTATCATCATAGATAACAACTTCACCTGTCTTCATCTGAGTGATTCGATAGCGCCTGTCTGCAACATTGATAACTACACCATGATTGCGCTCATCATCGAAGAAGAGGTTAATTGCATCTGTTTTACCGTCTGTATAAGGTTCTGAACTGAAACCATAAGGCTCGATATGTTCCATCTCATCTTGGGTGGTGTCAGAATCATATCTTGTCTGAAATTCTCTGAGTTTTAAATCACCCGAAGAGCCTGTAACAGTCGACCGAACTATCTGTGACATATTTAATCCTTAATGGTATTTGCCATCCTGTCCTACAAGCTTAACTTCTGATTTTGATGACCATGATCCATTCTTTTTTGTGACTTTTGACTTTTCCTGAGCAGGTTCATCTGTCTGCCTAAATCCTACAGGTGGAACACATTCAAGAGTGGTAATCATTCCATTGTTATCAAGTGTAAAAGTAACCTTTGTGATTAGCATTTCAATTGCGGAAACGCCAGAACCAACACCATCTCCAAAAGATATATCGTCTTTTATTTTTACAATTGTATTTACTTTCCAAAGGTCACCATCTAAACCATTTTTACCTGTGCGCCATCCTATAACTGTATAAGTTACTTTCTGTGATTGTGCTTTACGATATTTAGATTCCTGCTCTGGACCATTTGATATACCACCATTCATGGTCTGCTCTTTGTAACGATAGAATCTGAATCTTTTAATTTCCTCATCCTGACATTTAGAAATTTGTTGAAGGTCATCACCAAACTTTTTATTATTGCCCTTCTGATCGTTGTCATACCAGTAATGAGAAAAACGCTGACTATAATCCTTTTGAGTTGAAGCTGTCAGAATATTGGTGCCAAGTTCAAGTGTTGCTCCGGATGATTTAGGATCATCAGTATCAACAATTATCAGATTGCCATACTCATCATCCATAAAATACAGGCCAGACGATTTGGTTAAATTCTGAATTGCCTTAAAAACTGTTTCACTGTTTTTAACAGTTGAGTGAACATTTGAATTAACCGCAGCCTTGTTTGACTCACAGACAAGTTTTATTCCATAAGGAGCTATTAACTGAGATACAGCAAGCTTTAAAGGGATGTTTTTAAACTGAGTAACAGCCTTTGTAATATTAGGCTCTACAAAAGTTTTGCCTCCGTTAATATTCTTTGTCCATGAATTATTTTTAATACTGGATAAGTCATACCCCTGTGGAGCTACGTTACAGTCTACTAAATCCTCTGTCTTACTTCTGCCAACAACTGAAGCTGTCACAGATGTACCGTTATAACTGATTGGAGTTGAGTCAATAAAGCCTGTCAGTACAAGATCATCTCCTATTGTGAGCTGGATTTCATCACCAGAAGTAAACTTTGGAATTTCACTTTGGGCATAAACTTTTGGAGTTATGTCCAGCTGAAATGTTCTACATAACGCGTTAATCTCTGAAGTAATAGATACAGATGACCAGTAGTTATAGGTATTTGAACTGTTAACTTTAAGCTGAACTGTATTTTTATTGACCATAAAAAAGCCCACAATTAAGTGGGCCTCCATAACAAATTAAAAACTAGTATTTCTCACATTCAATAGAATCATCAGAATGCTGTATACAACGATAATCTTTGCCGTCGATCGTTACTTTTGTTCCTCTACTCATGGGATCAATCATACTGTTAACTCTCATAGTTTGACGTTGCTCTTCTAATGTTCCTAATGATTCAATATCATGCTGAGCAAAACCACAACCTTCTGTAAGGCCATCTTTTGGAGAACAATAAGCATTTGCTGAACTAACAAAGAGTAACATTGCAATTAAAACTATTAATTTTTTCATAGCAACTATCCTTCTTTTCTTGAATTATAGTCTAAAAATTAATGGTTAAAACACTAAGATACAGATTTTGTAATTCTGATTGGTACCTTTTGCATGAACAAAGGAAAATGAATGTTATTACGTCTTATGATTTCATCCACTCTGCTGGTATCGCCATACTGTTCATAAGCTAAAACCAAAGTAGGTTGTGGCTCTTTAGGAGTTACAGTTATGGTTTTACCATCTGCTAGAACCTCATTTGTAAAGTAATGGTATACATTGCTGTAAAGCTCTTCCAAACTCTCATACAGATTACTGTCATCAGTACCCTGATATATCATTTCAGCTTCAATAACTGAAAGAACTTCATTACGAAGTGCAAGGATTTCATCTTCAGATTTGGTATTACCGGCTGTGTCAATGTCTCCGTCACTCTCACCATCCAGGTTTGTTCCGACAAGAGAAACAATACCGGCTAACTGAGCAAGTAAAGTAAGCCTTACTGAAGTTTTTACAGCTTCAGCTAATTCTGATTTCTGAGTGTTAATATCAGTCTGCCTAAAATCAACTGTTGTTCCTTGAACCGTACCTTGAGCAGTTCCTTGAGATGTCCCATGAGTAGTGCTGGTGACTGATGAGGTTGTACTTAATTCATCAGAACGAATTAAATCAAGTACAGCATGCCCTGCATTTCTCCAGTTCTGAATAACATTTGAGTAATTGCCTACTCCTAATGAATCAAAAAGGGATGAAACAAAGGAAGAGGAATGGCTCAAATCTGATGCTGCTGTTGTTATAAGATTTGATATGGAATCAGATAAATCAAAAATCTTTGAAAAAGTTGAATCTGAAAGACATCCTAATATATTGAAATATGTGCCATTTGCGATATCTGTTGCAATAGTAGTGTACTGATCTAAATCCTCTACAGACAGATTAAAAGTATCCAGTACATTTTCAGCAAAGTTATCAGCCCATGTTCTTAACTTTGAGCCAAAATCAAAGCCAGCTGAATGAGGGTATTTAGATTCACCAGCTTCAATAAAAGTCAGAGTAAAATTAGAAATACGCTTTTCTGCATCCCATGTGATCCTTGGTGTATCAATGGGGTAAACGTTAAGCGTACCTAACCATGGGTGTATAAGCTTACAAGCAGAAACAATACCGTTACTGTCTTTTTTAGGCTCTTCAATGGCATTTATCAGCCTTTTGGTTCGCTGAATATAATCAGTGCCAATAATAAAGCCTGTAACAGTAAACTGTCTTTTAAGACGTCCTAAATCTTCAGTGTAAGGAATATCACGCTGTGGATATTCATGAGTGATATTTCTTCGACCAAAGTTAAATTCAGAGCTTACAACTTCAAAAGACACACCATTAAAAGAGGCCTTTCGTAATCTGGTAGAAAACATTACAAGCTCCTTAATACACCTGAATTTGTCTTATACTGAATGCGACCGTCGCCATGCTGAGATGTTGACTCAACTTCAGCTATAGTTCCTTCAGCTGACTTTACATTGATATTGATATCGCCCTTTAAGGCGCCACCAGATGCAGTTGCAAGAGTAGTTGCCGGCACATTTATATTTGACTCATCACCAAAACCAAAGAAGTTTTTAGTTTTATCCCAGCCGTTTGACAGTGTTGAACCTATCTTACTAATGCCTTTTGCTGCAGATTCAAATGGAGCAAAGAATACATCTTTGATTTTGAGCCATAAATTAGCGTAAAAATCGACTAGGCTTAAGAATGTTTCTTTGATGGTGTTTACAGGATCGTTAAATAAACTAGATAACCAGTTTTTTAAATCTTCCCACACTGCCTTTATTGGAGATAATGCATTAAGAACATAACTGATCATTTCGCCAAATACGGCTTTGAGTGTTGACTCAGTTACATCTCTAATGTTCCCCCATAAATTAACATAAAAGTCGATAAGACTAAAAAACGTATCTTTTATGGTATTTACAGGATCATTGAATAAATTGGACAGCCAATTTTTCATACTGTTCCACGCATTTTTTATTGGAGATAATACGTCAAGGATATAATCAATCATTCCGCCAAAACAGGATTTGATAGTTGATTCAGTTACATCTACGATGTTCCCCCATAAATTCGCATAAAACCCAACAAGACTTAAAAACGTATCTTTAATGGTGTTTACAGGATCATTAAATAAATTGGACAGCCAGTTTTTAATACCATTCCAAGCTTTTTTTATTGGTGACAATGAACTTAAAATATAAGTGATCATCTTAGCAAAAAAGGCTTTAATTTTTGTGACTGTTGACATGGTAAAGCCAACAAAAGCATTCCATGCATCTTTGCACCATTTGCAGACAGTATCCCAATTCTTATAAAGAAAATAGACAGATGCAACAATAGCTGAAATCGCTGCAATAATGGCAGCCGCAATTAAGACAATAGGATTTGACCACAGTGCAATATTAAACAGAGTTGTAGCTACTGTTACAGCTTTGATTGCAGTAGCTATCTTCAAGAATGCGCTAATAGTACCTATCAGAGCAACAACAAATTTACTTGCAAATATTGTGGATATAACAATCGCTACTGTTTTGACTCCACCAAGATAATTAAAAAGCTTTACCAGATTTTTGGTAAAAGTAACTGTTTGAGAAATTACCTGTTTAAAATCAATCTTTTTAATGCACTCAACAAAATCCTTAACTGATGATGCTATTTCTGTTGCGATCCATTCTCGATTGGTTGCAATCCACTCAGTCATAGATGCAATAACAGGCTCAACGTAAGGTATCAGCTTTAATCCAATAGCCAGGCTAAAACCTGTAACAGCATCTTTTAAACGCTGAATTGTGTCGCCCATTGATTTTGCTTTTAAGGTATCTTCATCTGATACTACAATACCAAGATGTTTTGCCTCGTCTGCATAATCTTTAAGAGCCTGAGAACCATCCTGCAGCATTTGGATAAGTTCCTGTCCAGACTTGCCAAAAGTGGTTGTCGCAATATACGCCTTTTCAGAATTGTTTTTCTGACGTTTCATTGCATCGGCTAATTCTGGCATTAGTTCAGCTGTGGTCTTCATCTGACCATTTGCTTTTTTCATTGAAATGCCTAATTTTTGGAACATTTCAACTAAGGCTTTGTTTTTGCCCTGTGCTGCATTAGCTAAATTCTTATTAAAGATAACCATGCCCTGATCAAGAGCTTCTGTTGAAGAACCTGCCATTTGGGCAGCATGTCTTAAAGTTTGAACAGCATCAGTGGTTGTACCAAGTTTAATAGCTGCATCTTTTACTGAAGAGCCATAATCAGTAAATGTACTAATTGAGCTCTTAACAGTTGCACTTACTGCAGTAAAAGCACCAGCAAGCGGTACAAGAGTTAATGCACCTAACTTTGAAGCATTAGATGCAAAAGCCTGTGATGCCTTTTCAAAGTTTTTAAAAGAACTCTTTAATTTTTTTAACTGTGGTGAAGCTTTATCACTTACAGTAAAAAGAGCCTTAAACTCTTTGATGTTTGCTGATGCCATTACTTATTCCCTTTGTGAATTAATCTCATCTGCAATACGATTCGACTGTAAAACCATTTCTTCAAACCGCTCAACATCAAGTTGTTCAATATCAAGCGGTGAAAGATGCCAAAAATACGCAGTCGAATAGATACAGTCAATAAATTGCTTTTCCGTTCTTGGGCTTAATCCCCACTTCCGAAAAAACCGGTTACAACACCTACTGCTGCAGTGAAATCAGGAATTGACATCTTATCTACAGCTGATGGAGGTATTGAAGCAAGAGTAGAAATATACTTTGCAACAATATCAGGATTAAATTTCAGATCGCCTTCTGAAGTAAAAAAGATGGGATAACCAATTCTGCGAATATCACCAACACTAGGCTTTCTGAACTCTAAAACAGATACTGTCTCAGTGCCCATCTCAATAGGCACTGATAATTTTAAGTTTTCTGCAACTGACTTCATTTAGTTCTCTCCTAACGCTGTAAGTGACCATCAAGGCCTGTAAACTCTAATGACACAGTACCGTCTGACGAATTAGCTACAACTTCACCTTCAAGCCATGCACCATTTAAGGTGTATACCCAACCATTGGCAAGCTCTGCAGTAATTGTCATATCATTGCCAGACAGTGCATCAATATCAAAGTCAGGCTCAAGAAATGCAGTACATTTAACATATGGAGCTATATTAGTCTCACTGTATCCTGCCACACCTGTAGAACCTACTTTCTTTTCTTTGGTTGTTTTTAATAAAGGTATTTCGACTGAACCTTCAACAGATAACTGAGCACCGTTAGCTTTAATGTAACAGGTGCCCGCAAATTTTTTACCCATTTAAAAAATCTCCTCTTAATCAGAATACTGTAAACGGAACTGAGCCTGTAACGCAAAAATGCGAAGCTGATTAACAAGATCAGGAGGCAACAGCACATCAAGACGGTTAACATCTGAAGTATTACGCTCTACAATCAGATTCTTAGCGAACAGTTCAGCATTCTCAACAAGGCCGTCACGTTCCATGGCTGAATACTGAGCAATCAGCTCTGAACGAATTACAGAAGGGGTAACAATTGCCTGTCCTGCCCCATATCGGGTACCGTCATTTGCTAGCTTATGGCGTGCATATTTTGAGGTAATAACGCCCTTAAGACGGGTAATGATCTCTGCTAATGTATACAGAGTTGTGATATCAAGATATGAATTATCTGCATCACCGAACTTGTTAACCTGATATGTGGTGATTGCGCGCTCAATCATTACAGTGCCTGACTGATAATAAATTGTTGCGATTCCATTATGGAGTAAAGTATTTTTATCATTAAAATTAAAACGCTTTTCCATACTTGGTTGCATTAAGCCGTTCAGTTCACCGGTTTGTACAGGACGGGCAGGATCATTAGTAATAAATCCGGCAATACGACCTAAAACAGCGCCTGTCACAATATATGCAGGTTCTGCATTCTTCTCTTCAATGCCGAATACTGTGGTATGCTGGTCATTGCGAGTATTACCAAAAGTAACTAAGCTTTCAGTATTACCTCTGAGAGTTGTAAATACATGACCATACTGCATTTTTGCATATGACCAACGTCCGGTTGAATCATTCATCTCGGTTTTTACAGCATCAAGCGCTGTAGCAGAATTATTTTCAATTCCAATAAACCAGAATGTTTCTGATGCAACAGCCTTAAAAGCTTCTTTATAATCAGGCTCTCCGGCACCATTTTTCATATCATCGATAGTAAGAGTAATGCCAGCAAGATCAGATTCTCCACCAACGTCGCCCTGAAGGTTCTTATCCAATCTGATTTCATTTCCAGTAATGCCAGCTACTTTAGCTGTAATAGTGATTACACTATCTTCATCATTCTTTTCAGCTGTAACGGGTAAATCTTTATCTGCATTGATTGCCTGAGTTAATGCAGTTAGGACTTCATTTGCAGTTGTTCCTGCAGAACATGCAACTGATACGAGCTGAGAACCAATATACAGATAGACTGCTCCGCTCTCTGTTGCTGTTCCTTTAACGGTAATTGAGCCTGTTGATGCAGTAGATGACTTAATGTCTACAGGTAAACACCATAATTCTCCTGTACCATTCTGATTACGGAATGCCTCTGCCATTAAAGCTAAAGGCGAACCTCGACCAAACTTTGTTTTTGCCTGTTCAGTTGAGGTGATTAATGTAGGAACACCTGCTGTTGCAGTTCCAGAAGAAGACATTGAACCGATTAAAAGGCTCTTCTTCTCTGCTGTTGCGGTATTTGCCATTGAATTGTCTACTTCTGCGTAGAACAAAGGAACTCGTACATTTGAAGGTACGTAATTAAATGAAACAGACATTATTGTCTTCTCCTTGGTTTAGTTACCATAAATCTTTATAAATAGTTTGATCTTGTGGCTCCGATTTAGCCTTACCTTCTGTAAGCCCTGTAAGTCTGAGTTTTGCATCTATATTTCCATCCGGCTTATCAGATTCAATTTTGTCTACATCAGCATAAAACTTGTCAAAATTGCCTAAATTCTCATGTTCTGTCTTGATATATGTATCATCCGTATCAAGCATATACTCTACTGTGAACTCTAACTGTACACACCACATGGCGGGAGTGGATGATGTATCAATAACTCTGTAATTTGCGTATTCATATACACACTGAGGATCGCCATTAGGAGCCCAACCTAACAAAGCTTTGAAAACCTCATCTTTTAAATCTTCAATTTTGTCTGCGCCTTCCTGTCCTCGAACATCAAGACTAGGAACACATAGAACCACAGCTATAGTTGCTGTAATTAACTGCTTATATGAGTTTTCTGAACTCTGTAGGGTTTTAGGATCTTCTGACTGGGTAAATACATAAGCACATGGAAGTTTCTCAGGGTGAACAACTGACAGACTGACCCATTGAAGTGCCCCATAGACACGTTTGCTAAGTGATGGGCATCGCTCTCTTAAAGCTTTGATAGTTGAGCTGACTCGCATCCTATTTTCTCCAAATTTTTATGCCCTCTGTCATAGCGCTGTCTATGATTTCTTTTATTTGTTTTTCGTTCTGGGTCGTTGCTGTTTCAATGAAGTTTTTTCTTGGTTTAAGTCGTCCGTCTTTTCGACCATAATTTAAAACCGCAGGATAAAAGAAACTGTCTTCAATCGTTGATACTTGTACACGTGACCATAGATGATCTTTTCTTTTAGAATTTTTAATACGGACATGACGTCGCATACGCCCAGTATTACGTCCAGGATATTCACCAGCTTTTGAGGGGCCCTTTGCTGAAATCAGTTTTTTAGACTGCTGCTGTACGATTTTGGATGCCTTCTTAAGTCCTGTCATTACGATTTTTCTGTCAAAATCCATGACATCAAGGCCTTTAGGCATTTTTATACCTACATGAAAGAACTCACCCATCTGCTAACCCCGCCATATTGTTAGCGTTTACAGTTTCGTTTTGAATTTCACCGAGTTCACGAGCTTCAACCATGGTAAAAAAGTTCTGACCATTGCACTGTGTTACCCTGATAGGAATATATGTAATATCGCCTTCTTTTATCAGAATACTTCGGCTTAAACTTCTTGCATCTGTCATTCCTTTAACAGAACGGAACCAGAAACGGTGTGTAGTTTTGTTCTCTGTCTGAATATTATTGAAATACATTGAGCCTGTAGGTTCAATTTTGCAGAACACTGTACATATAAGCTCATCAATACTCTCAACTTCATGACCGTTAACAGGATGATCAATTCGAGAATATATGCTGACTCTGTGCCTTAACTCTCCAGCGGTGGGAATTGATACGCTCATTACTCATCCTCTCGAATATATTTGATATAAGGGTCAAGAAGGTGCTTGTGAAAGGTACTATATGTAGCTTGTTCTGACAGCTCTCTGTGTGCGTATAAATCGCCTACAAGGCATAAAATAAACTGCTTAACAGTTAATGGAATATCCCCATTTGGGGATAAAGTTGACACAGCCTCATCATCGAATCTTTTAATAATTTCTCTCTGTAAAATCTGCTCTGCCTGTTCTGTAGCTACAATAATGTAATTACGAATAAGATCATCTTCAAATGTATCATCAACCCTTAACTGAGTTTTAGCCTCTTCAAGAGTGCATGGAGTCTGAGAGATGTCAGTTATTGGGCTTGGAGTGTAAAGAGACATTATTAAAAAATCCTATAAAAAAGGGGGCATATGCCCCCAATGCTGACTACAAGCTAAATTATGCGGTTGCAGGAATAGCAAAATCACCACCGTTAATTGCCTGTGGCATCTCGTAAGCAACGCCTAAACGGCGCTCAACTCTGATAGTGATTAAGTTCTGAGTGAAGTTAACATTGTCTGAATCTGACATTGCAACGTTTAGAGCCTGTCTGTCGTATACAGTAGCACCTAAAGAGATGTTGCCTAAGATATACTTGCCGGCAGTTACAGATGCAGAAGTTACAACAGGAATACCCCATAATGACTTAGTGGCAACTGACTGAGGTCCACCTAGGATGTAACGCTTCTGACCGTCTTTTAACATTGCAAGCTTTGTCCAATCAGATGGATTTAACAGGATCACTTCTGGAGTAATGTATCTACCCTCAAGCTCTGCCTTATTCTTTAATACGAAGTCAAACAGAGTTGAATCTGCTGCAAAATCTTTAGCTACAATCTGCTTACCTATAACAGGATCATTATAGTTACCAGCGTGGAGTAAACCTTCAAGTTCAGTTGAACCGCCTGTACCGGTAACGAGCTGAGAATCAACACGAGCCTGTAAACCGTACTGCATCTTCTGCTCAATATAAGCAGCCAAAGCTGGAGCGTCTGCTGCAAGCTGATTTGTGATTCTTGTCCAGTGGGCAATAGTTACAATCTTTGCAGTTGCAAGTGAAGTAGCCCCGAATACAGATTCAGGCTTATCATTCTTTTCAGCTACAAGTGCAGCATTGTTTGTAAATGAACCTTCCTTGACGTATTCAACTGAATTTGAAGTTACAGGCACATGAGGAAATAAGTTCTCAATAATCAATGGAGCTTCTGGAGAAACAACCATACCAGGCTTTCTGTAAGCTGGAATATTGCCATAATCTGAAGTCGCAGCATTAGTGTCAGCTTTCTTGTTAAAAGTAAATAATGCTTTTCGATTATTACTAAAATTCTCAAATGCTGCAGACTTGGTAAATGCCTGTCCTAGTGAAGTAGATGCTGTCTCTGCTGGAACTTCAACAGATTTCTGTGCTGTGTCTGCTAAGGCTTTTGCTAGCTTGACCTGTTCATCACCAATACGTTTAATCTCTGCCTCAATAGCTGATTTTGACGCTTTATTATCGGAGATTACATCCTCGATTTTTGCATCTATGGTCTCAAGACCCTTTAAAATATCGTTATTTTCCATTTTTTATTTCCTGTATTTCATGAAAATTGACTTGATACGTTCATCAATGTCATTGTCTACGTGATCGTGTGTTTCTCTGTCAGCATCACACTGATTTAGCACACGTTTGGCTACAGATATAATCTCTTTAGCCTTTGAGCGAGAAAAGCCAGCATCACGCAGACATTTCTCAAAACCTTTAATATCATTACAGTCATTAAAATCTGCTGACTTATAACTTGAAATTCTTGCATTGTCATCGGCAGGCAGATTTACAACTGAAATCTCATAAAGCCTGTCAATTGCCTTAATTAAGCAACCACTATACAAATCATCAGGATCTTTTTGTTCACAGCCTTCTTCGGAACATGAAAAGCAGATTGATAAACCGGTCAGCGAGCCAAACTTAATTGCGTCAAAAACTTCTTTTGCTTTAGCGTTATTTAAATTCAGCTGTCCTTTAACTTTTAAGCCTACATCATCAACTGACATCTCTGTCCATTTGCCAATAGGCACAGACATTGGATCATGACCATACAGCATTGTAGGTAAGTCGCCTTTTGTAATTACATGATCAAATGCTTTAGGCGCAATGGTATCGCCGTACGAATCAACTCCATTGAATACTGAAGCATATCCTTCAATGATGCCTTCATCAGAGATTTCAAGTTGTGACTCTTTGGCACTCTTATTGAATTTCATTTATTTACTCCTTACTGTTTAGTAGGGTTTTCTGTAATTGGTGTCTGTGATACCTGAGACGCATCAGCCTGGCCTAACTGCTCAAGAGGAAATAAATTACTCTGAGCTGTCAAAGTATCACCGTCTTTAACTGGTGGTAAGCCTTCTTCAACGCGGACTTCATTACGTGTCTTCCAGCCGTTCTGCACTGCAGTTGCTGCAATGCGACTGCGAGCCTCATCATTAGCACGGTTAAGAAATGACAGACGGAATTTAACAACATGGTTGTATCGTTCTTCAACACATGGAACACGCTTCATGATTGCCTGTTCAAGGCTTATAATCATGGGAAGAATGGTTGACTTGTAAAAGTTTGCTGTAACCTGCTCAATGTTTGACCCTGGTGCTCCTCCACTTGAATTGATAAGAGCAGATGGAACTCCAAACCAACGGCAGATTTCTTCGACACTGAATTTACGTGTATCTAATAATTGCTGTTCGGCAGGATTAAGGCTTAGCTGCTGAAAAGACATATCTGCAGGTAATACAGGTATCTTGTCATCATTCCTCATCTTTTGAAATTGATCGGCAATTTCACCTTTTTGTTTGTCGGTTAAAATCTTAGGAGTAGTCAGAATGCCACTCATTTTTCCTTTTTTGTTGAAAACTGATACAGCAGTTCTTTGAGCAAAGTTAGATTCAGCCAAAGAAATTTTCATAAAATCCAACTTCTTTAGACCGGTAATGCCGTTACCCATACATTTCCAATGAAGAACGTCAGATGACTTATAGTCTTGGTAATGGTCATTCTTATCAAGATAACGATAAATTAACTGACCATTTGAAGGATCTCTGTAAATCTGCATCTGCTCTGAAGACAGAGGATATATGCCTTTTACTTGTCCTTTTTTGTCTCCTGTCCATCTGGAGATTAACGCATAAGCATTACCATGCAGACAGTAATTAACAACCATTGCAGAAAAGAACTCATACGGAGTCATATCAGCGTTTGGTGACTCTGACAGAATATAATTAAGATTGCATTTTGTATCAGCGTTCTTATTACCTTTACCGTCAACAATAAATACATCACAAGGCAGAGATGCAATAGTGTGACTTAAAAGATCAATACAAGCCCATACAGTAGGTATCTGTAGAGCCATATCCGGTGAATATGCATTTGTTCCTTCAACGATTGGCACCATAGGGCTGTTATTCTGCCAGCCTGAGTGATCGCCTGTAGTGCCACCCCAATTTGTCAACCATTTAAAAACATTCATATTTTTTACCTGTAAATCTAATAAGCTAAGTCGATATTTAAACTGCCTTCAAGATAATCTGTTGAAACCTGCATAAAAATAGCCTGTCGTAAAGCCATGATTAACGCTACAATGCCATCAATTTTGTTCTCTGGGTTTTCTTTTCTTGGATAAATATTATCTTTGGCATCTAAATGTGCGACTACGTTCGAGGCCATCCACTCAAGAACAGGATTTCCGTCAGTGTGTAACAGTTTTTGATAAATTAAGGCCTGCATTTCTTTCATAGCTTCGCTGAAGTTCTGAACGGTAGGCTTAATCTCAACCATGGTCAAACCTTCATTAGCAAGGTTAGAAGCTAACTGATATGCCTGCCAAGGATCAAAAGCTATTGCTAAAGTGTCATAATGCTGGGCATCTTCTTTGATATAGTCTTGAATAAGCTCTAAATCATTAATAGAACCATCGGAGACATGGATTAAGTCCTGTTTAACCCAGCCTTGATATTGTGAATTTGTAGAACTGTTTATTCTATCTTCAGGTAACCAGAACTCAGGAAACACATAGAAGTGAACTTTGCCATCATTCTCTTCTCTCCAGAAAAGTCGCACTAAAGCTGTGATATCTGTTTTAGCTGCAAGGTCAAGGCCATAAATGCAGTGACATCCCTCAAAATCATCAAGAGTTACATCTGTTCTGATAGCTTTTCGCCATTTATTCATCTGCAGAAAAGCGGTGTCAGCGTTGCACCATATATCAAGGTGCTTTGTTTTGAAGTTATTTTCTGAGCTGGGATTCTCCATGGCTTTGCGCAAAGTCGATAATATCGCCTTGGGCATCACTGATATATTCCAGTTAGGATTAGCTTTTTGCAGTGAGCTTTCTTCTCTCCAGTCGTCGCCTTCATCAATCGTATAGATAATGCCGAAATGAGTATCATCTACAACGGAAGTATTTAACAATTTTTCAACGTACCGTCTTATCTCGTAGCAGATACCGTTAATCAGAAATCCTGCTGTGGTAATCATCCACATAATTGGCTGTGTACGCTTACCGATTGAAGTCTCGACAACGTCATACACTTCACGAGTTTTATGTGCATGAAGTTCATCGATAATAGCGCAATGAGTATTCAGACCGTCAAGGGTTTTACCGTCTGCTGACTTTGCTTCAAACTTTGAATTAGTACCAGGAATGACTAGTGAATGAGCTAGAACATTCAATCCGTATGCTGCACGCAAATCAGGATTTTTACGAGCCATTTCCTGAGCATCATTAAAAACAATCTTTGCTTGATCGCGAGTTGTTGCAAATGAGTAACAGTCAGCGCCCTTTTCATTGTCAGCACACATCATGAATAAACCGATGCAGCTTAATAAAGTTGACTTGCCGTTACCTCTTGGGACTTCAATATATGCTCTCTGATAACGCCTGTGATTGTTATCATCAACCCAGCCGAATACTGTGGTAAGAATAAAGATCTGCCATGGCTCAAGTACTATCTTTTGACCAGCTTTTTCAGCTTTTACGTGACAGAGCATTTCAGAAAACCGACAAGGTCTTGATGCAAGATTTACATCAAAGTGATACTGCCAGCGTTTTCTTTTAAGATCGTTCTTCTGTCTCTTGCATGCTTCAATGACATAACGACAAGCAGGGAGCTTCTTAGCCAGTACGTCGTTAATATAGCCATTAGCGATGGCGATATAATCACGTTTCTGCATAGCCTATAAATCAAGAAAGCCATTCTTGTTATCTGAATCTGACTTTGTTATAGATACTTTCGAACGAGATGCAGGAGTAAACCCCAACTCGGTCAGATAATTCTTCAAAATAGATTTCAGCTCGTTTTGCTGTTTTAGCACTGGATTAACAATACGCTTACCCGTCTCTTCATCAGTAAGCATTAAACCTTCATGTTGAAGTATCGCTTCTAACTCAAGGATCTTAGACACTGTGTCAGCCCACATCGCAAAAACAGTGTAATCTAGGCTTGAAACCATTCCGTCCGGCATCTGTGATATTGCAAAATTCCAATGTTGCTTTGCTACATCATTAAGCCATGACGGAGCCGATACAAGTTTGATGTCTGTCTGTGGTTTAGGCTCATTAAAGTTTGTACGACAAGGCTGTAAAGTTCCCTGCAGTTTTTTAATTGCAGTTGGTTTTCTTGGTCTTGCCATTGTTTTTTTTACCTATTTTTATACACTTGAATAATTTTTTTATAAATCAAGAAGTAAATTACTCCCATTTTGCACGCGTGTGTAAAGAACTAACGGGGCGGTTACATTCTTGTGTATGAACTTTTTTAACTCCCCCTACGGGTCTTGAGAAAGTTACTGTCTTCAATTGCTGTCTTTCTGCTGTGGCATTCATGACATAAAGCCTGTAAGTTCTTTAAATTCCAGAACTTATTCATGTCGCCTTTGTGAGGAACTATATGATCAACATCTGTAGCTGGTTTGATTCTGCCGTGTTTGAGACATTCAACGCATAGAGGATGCTCAGCAAGAAATGTCTTTCTGAACTTCTCCCATTTACTTGTATATCCTCTTTCTCTTGAAGAGCCTCGATGTTTATCAAACTCATTTGATACTTTTGTTTGATGTTCTCTACAGTATGCTGAACCTTTAACTGCATATTCTCTGCATCCGGCATATTGACATGGTTTTAAAAATAAATTAGGCATATATTAAGAATTAGAAAGCACCGACAATCTGCAACAATCATCTGTGCTTAGACTTTTTATATACAAGGATATTTTATGAATCAGAACAATCTAACCTTAAGCATTGATCCTGCCCTGGAACCATCGATAAAATTGGCTATGTCTGTAAAAGAACTTGTTTCTCCTTCCCTGGCTAAAGCTGCAGTTCAGTTTGCTCAACATGCTAAATACTTTTCTTCAATATCTTCAATCATCAATACGTTAGATACCAATTCTCAGAATGAACTCTGTTCTGAAATAAAACGGTTAAAGAAAGAAGATTTTCAATGTATTGTTAAAGGTTATGAAAAAGTTGAATCTCTTGACGACAAATCCAAAACAGACTTTGATAATGCAACGCAAAAGTTATCAATACAGGAATCAACTCAAACCCTGATTAGTTTTGCAGATTTAGATCCTATTGCTATCAAAGCAGAACTTAAGAATATATCCAATCAATTAAATGTCGTTGCAAAGAATACAAAGCCTAAACCTCTATACCAGGTAATTATTAAAGATCTTCTAATAGGTCTTGCAATTAACGGACTTATTTATGGAATTTCTGAGATTTATCAATACGGTCAAACAGTTTACGAACAGAGCGTACAACAAGAAATTCATAAACAAGACGAGACACAGCAACAGCAAGAATTCCAAGACAGAAGAATGATAATGCCACAAATAGCACTATCAAAAAGGAATCTACCTGCACAGTATAAATGTTAGTTGTTTCTCCAGAATAAGCTAAGGAAATTAGGTCCGGAAGACCATTTTTATATAAAGAGTAAATCACAACACTTACGACAGCACAAAAGACTGGATAAATAGCCAGTTTAATCACTGTATAACATATTGTTAGAAGTTTCATTTGACTTATTCCTTTACATTTAACTTCTGAGAAATCATGCCATACCACTCAATCAGATTGTTGAGGTAAGTAGCGTTAATGTCGCAGTCTCTTGCCACAATCATCTGGTCATTAAGTAATTTCTGAAATGCTCTTTTGTCTTTTCCACTGCATTTACATTTGTCTTCTTGAACTGATCCGGAAGCGGAGGCATCTTCGGACAGTGTTGCTGTGTCGGAATCGGTGTACTCTGAGAACTGCAACTGCAGAGCATTAAGTTCATTGATAGCGCTAGCATAACGCTTTTCAAGATCATCCAGGTCTTCCTGCGTTTTTGCTGCATTGATTTGCGCTGTCTTCTGGTGCTCATGTTCAACCTCCAGCTGTTGAATCAGATTAGCTCTTTCTTGATCCAGTGCATATTTCGCAACATTCAGACGTTCAATTTCTGCCTGATCGTCTCTTGTCGAATAGCCGGTCAGAAAACCGACAGCAAAAGCTAATGCACCAGCAATCAATGTATTCTTAATGGATAACATTGGGAAACTCCAGAAACGAAAAAAGCCCACATTTCTGTGAGCTTCTTTTTGACATTTTTATACTAAGAAAGAAATAATTTAGCTTCTGCTTTTCTGCGCCTGGTTAAACCTTCAACTTCAACATCACCGGCCTTGAGCTTAGCCCACAGCTTGAATCTCACAAGCTTGTAAATTCCACTCATTACTCATGTTTAGCTACAAAGCTCAACAATCCATCTAAATGATCAACTTTTAGATAAACCTGAGCATCGATAGTCTGCTGTCTGGTGTTTTTTAACATGATATTGTTAGCTCGTCTGATGCGAACATACTCAAGCACAAGATCATTACCTTCATGCCAATCCGCTCCTTCAAACAAGTAAATTTCAGCAACTCGTCTGCGTAAGAGACCTGCTAAATACTTACCACCTTGTGATTTGTATTGTAAAAACAAATCAGAGTTAGGAACACCACTCTTTAACGACTTCCATAAGCTTGAATTAGTTAATCGAGTAATGCCACAGTTGTAAGTAAAGCTTAAAAGCGCATCAAACTGATTCTGATTAACTTCAATCTCATCAGCATTTAATGAAGCAACTAGCTGTTTTTCAAACTTATTTAGATCTTGAGAGAATACAGCCTCTGCTTTGGCAAGTGACCACTTATCACTTGCTTTTACATCCGAGCCATAATGCCCATAACCGATGGTGTAGTGCTTCTCATTATCTGTAGCTTTATAAGCCTTTTCTGAGTAAGTCTCAAAGCTCTTGATTAAATTCTTACAATTATCACTTGCTTGCATACTCATAGCCTAGATACTCACATATAGATTGAATAGCTTCGTCAGCGCCATAAGCGATGACAACCTTATAACCAATTCTTGCTAAACGCTCATGCCATACTTTTTGTTCATCAGATACATGAGACATACTTTTAATTGCTCTCTTCATCTCAATAAAGAGCCCTGCATACCCCTGCTTGGGAACTGCAAACATAAGATCAGGAACTCCTGCTCTTACGCCTTCACGTTTCATGCGATAGGCTTCTTGAGAAAACTTTGCTGTAGTTTTACGTCTTGAACCACCATTCGGGATAGCAAATAAGAATTGACCAATAGTGTCATTTCCTATCTTTTGATGATCTGCCCATGCAACCACTCTCTGTTGTTCAACTGTCTCTAAAGGGCATGCTTTCATTACCGTCTCCAAAGACAAATGCAGATAAAGCAGATCACACTTATGATTGCATATACCATTGGTACGCCAGCAATAGCTGCTATTAAAGCAAAACCAAATTCAAAAGCATAAGCTCCAAAGTGCAACATTTTGTTTCTCATTTTGTTGCTCCTTTAAGGTATTTCTTAGAGATAAGCTCAAAAATATGACCTGAGCCTAAGAAACCAAGTGGAATTGCATACGCTATTGCATCTTTATAGTTAAACTTCTCGGTGCCAAACCTCCATGCAAGCCATGTAATAGACAATGTACCAGCACCACATAATATGGCATCTAATACGCGCTCTTTGGTTGTAGGAGGATATTGCTGTAGAGTAGAACGAAGGAAGGCTATTAGTGCGCCTGTAATTCCTGCAAGAATAAAATGGAAATAAGGCAACTGCAATATATCATCCAACATTTGCCTTTCTCCATATACGAAAAAACCTGCCAAAAGGCAGGTTTTTCACACTAAATTATCTCGTATGTAATACATTGAATCATTGTTTTTACCCTGTAATCACACTAATCCACTGTATTGTCTATAAGGATAAAACAGAAAAACGATCAAAAAACGATCAAAAAACGATCTATTTTGTAAAAGAGGAATTTTATAAAAGAATCTGACAAAAACAAATGAGCTAAATCAGATCTTTTTCAGTGGGCTCGCACAGTGATTAAGTTCTTTATCTAAAACTTGCTCCCAATTACGAGGAAAGCCATTAAAAGATAAATTTACAACGTCCTTGTACTCTTTCATAACAGACTTAAAAAATTCATAAAATAACTTCCAATCAACATTAGCATTCAAAATTCTTTTAATTACTAAAAATGCAGGAAATAATTTATTTTGCTGACCTTTTTTAGAAATATATTGATTATTTTCTTTGTACAACATAGGAGCGTGTTTTAATGGCAAATTATATAGTCTGCCGTAGTGTGCACATATGTTTCTTATTTCAACTAATACTTTTATCCAGTTTGATAAATATCTAGGTGTACACTTGAAAAAATGAGCTACAGTTTTTTGGTCATCATCATTCATTATATTAAAAAGAACACTGATATTTCCAAATGTAAAAAGCTCTACAGCTACCCATATAGGAAACTGTTCAGCATACTTCTCAATATGGTGTTTAACGAAAGGTTTTGATTTATTTCTGTCTACTTCACCGTAAAAAGTATTAATTAGTTTTGAGTGAGCTTTAGAGACATTATCCTTAAAAATTGTAACATTCAAATAACCTAAAGCCCCATATTTCATAGCGAGTGCATATGAAATCTGAGTTCTTAATTGAATTTCTATTTGCTCAATAACGTGCATTAAGGCATTTTTTAATACACTATCAAACTTATATAATCTAAAGAGATGTTGTAAAGAAATACCTTCTCTATATTCGTCTTTATTTGATGAAGATAATAATCCAATACCATAGCCACTTAATCTATAGTAGTTGATCTTTTGCAATATTTCTTTTGCTTGATTATCATCTTCAATCTTCATCTTATGAAAGTTTTTTAATCTTTCAATCTGTTCTGAATATGATAAAGGACACTTAACTGAAACCATTTTTTAACCCAAAAAAAAGGCCCTTCACTGGTCCGCTATACTCTCGCGAGTAAGAAGCGCAGAAGGGCACTACTGACTTAAATTATATGTGGGAAGCGTAATTTTTTCAATAACTAACGTCAGATTTTCAAAAGTTTTTTTATATCTGATACTTTTTTCTTTAAGATCAATTTTAAAGGACCTCCTTAAAATATTATAGATTGAGAGGCTTTTTCTTAATTAGGTTCTTCAGCATTAGCTAAATATACATTTGAATATGAAGTATAGAGATTATGGCTGCCATATTTAAAAAATCTATTCAGCTAGACGATTTTCTGGCGCCTTGCCACCCGAGCCTTATTTTATGCCGTCACAGTACTTTGACCACCATAACGTCAGCTTTTGAAACAGAGGTCTGACTAAAAATTCTCAATAAATTGCTGATACATCTTATCTTTGAATCTGGAACTTCTTTCTTCTGACTTGAGAAGATCCTGTTCATACAGGAATGTTTTAGGCTCATTGCTTTTAAAAGTTTCTAAGCCTAAAAGCCACTTTGCTGCAACAGTAGGATCTTTATGAGCGCGTATATAATGCCTGCATAATCTTCTCATCTTCTGATAAGATACACCGCGCTCTTTGCAGAATAAGCGCATTGAACGGTAACACTTACCTTCAAATTCAAACACCTTCATTCATGCTCCTTAGCTGACTGAGAATCAATTGTTCACCTCTTCTGATTAAGTCATAGATAGCCTGGGTAGTTACATACTTTAGAGCTGTATCTACAGCAGGATTGAATTCAAAGTAGTTTGAACAATGACGTGGTTTTCGTGGTTTTATTTTCTTTTTATTCTGTTTTTTTAAAATCAGAAATATCTCATCAGGAGATTTATTCTGAATATAAAACATATTGAGTAGCATATACAGATTAGGCTGCTTCTGTTTTAATTCACAAAATGCTTTGTCAATAATCATAGCAGATTCATCAGAAATGGTATAAGTCTGATTTGATGAAGTATGTCCAGGATAACCAGCACAGCCAAAATAGCGTGACCATATGCCATAATTATGCAATAGACGAATATATTCAGCAGACTTTTCTGCATTAATCGCTTCTGAAATTTCTTTAGTCAGCATTTCACTCTTCAATGCATCTTTGATTATCATGGAATACATTTGTAATCCTTATTTATGTTCTACAATTGAAAAGATATTTAATTTTACAATCTTGTCCTCTTCGTTAAGTTCTTCTTGAGCAATTACTTTTAAACCACCAATATTTTTTCTATTAGCATTGGTAACTTTGAGAAAGCCTAACTCGATAGGATCATCATTGAACCTGTCTAAGCCTGTAGTCTCAAAATCCAAGATAATGGCTTTGCCCACCTTTTCGTTTGGATATTCTTTTCTGTACAGAAAGATTGAGCCATACTTGTTACTTTCACTAGGCTCTTCAATAGCCTCAGGAGGTATAGGCAACCTTCTGTCAGGTGGAATGTTGTCATAATCAAAATCTTTACCGTACATTAAAAAACACCTCTCCATACCTGTCTGTTGACTGCATCAGCGCCATATTGAGCTATAAGCGCTGACATATACTCGCTGTTAGCAAGCATTTCTTTTGTAAGTACACTGGGCATCTCCATTGGATCTTTGCCTGTGTTCTGGCATCCATGCACGCTGTCACTGTCACGATTGTTAGCTAAAGATGTGGGTTGTGACAACGTACATGAATCTTGTTGTGCAGTAAGTGGCTCTTCGTAAACACAGTCACTTTGCTGCTTAATTCTTTGTCGTGTTTTCCTGAGGTTATTAACCCAGTACACACATAACTTTGAGAGCTGAGATATTGAGATCTCTTTACGGTTTCCTCTTTGATATCTCCATGTACCGTCTTTGACGTAGTAAGAGTGCATCTTCTCGATTAACTGCTCTACGTCTGATGCAGACAGCTTGTAAATATCACTAAGGGTCTGTCTTAGAGTTGAGGTGATAACCTCGTTCTTGTTGTTCTTTTCATCAATATTGTCAAAAGCATGCTCATAATCAACAAACTCACTGTTGATCATCTCACCGCGCTCATCATAGGTGATAAAGAGCTCAATACCACGAACGTTCTTTTTGATGATTCTGACTTTTTGATTTTGTGGCTTTAGAGCAACAGTCTGTTCCTGAAGTTCAAGCTCGTGAGTCTGATTTTCAAAAACTTCCCCTTGCTTCTTACTATTAAGATCAGATCTATATATATATTTATTTTTATCTATATTTAGATCTTTATTATAGGAGTGTGACAATTTGTCGCACCCCATGTGACAATTTGTCGCACCCATGTGACTATTTGTCACCCTCCCAACAGAGTTTTCCACAGGCTCTAAAGAGTTTCCAACAGGATCAACTTTCTTGGCTTTTGACTTCTTTTGCATCTTTTTAATCAAAGAAGGCTGCATAGCTTCAACACGAACTTTCTCAGCATCTTTCATGATGTTGGTAGTTAAAAGCTTGATGTTGCCAACGTCAATTTCGTCAATGTATACGTAACCGCGCTCTTTTAAGGTCTTTAAAGAGCGTTGTATAGTTCTACGGGGCATATTAACCTTAAGAGCCAGGTTATTCATTGTTGAATAATAGCCATTCTTAAAAGTAGACAATGCAACCAAGATAATCTTTGGAGCTGGTGCTAATTCCAACTGCATCAAATCATCTGATACATACGAGGTAATTGTGTCCATATAACTCTCCTTACTTTGATAAGGTAGAAGGTTCTTTGTTCCAGTCAGGCTCTTTTGCCCAAACCTGTAGATTTGGATATTCAGTCTTAAAGTACATCATCCAACCGCGAGGTATACCTTTCTTTAACCATCCCAATACAGAAGGAGCTTTAATACCGCAGATCATTCCTACTTTTGTAGGACCGCCTAGCTCATCTATAAGAGTTTGAGTAAATACCGGATCTTTTAAATTTCGTCTTTTCATCTACATAAATCCAAAATTTTGCCACTATATTATGTTAGTTTTAACTAAATAAAAATTCAAGGCATAACTACTAAAATATATCCTACAATTAGATATAGCTAAAGAAAATGTGGGGTTGTTAGGTATGTTTGACTTTTCTCAACTGTCAGATCGTATTAACTACGGTTTAAAAAAGAGTGGTAAGAATCAATCTAGACTTGCTGAAGAATGTGGCGTTAAATCTTCATCTGTAAATGGATGGACAAGTGGTAAAACCAAAGATTTGATGTCTACTGTAGCTTACAAGGCAAGTCGTTCCTTAAATCTAAATCTTAATTGGCTCATCACCGGTAAAGGTGAACCTGAGGGTGATCCTGTAGTTGCATTGGATGATGATGAAACTCCATCAGATGATTATGTGCAGATTAAAGAGTACGGTGTTAGATGTGCTGCAGGTAATGGCTGTGAACCTACTTATGAAGAACAGACAGAGAGTGTGCCTGCGACGTATCGCCGATCATGGTTTCAGCGTATTTGTGTGAATCCTGATCATTGTAAAAGATTTATTGTCTCAGGTGACAGCATGGAGCCAATTCTTTTTCCCGATGATAGAATTTTAGTAAATATGGCAGATACAAGCCCCATACATAATAACCATGTTTACGCTATCGTCTATGGTGATGAAGTAAGAGTAAAGCGCCTAATACAGTTAATGAATGGTGATCTAATTATTCATTCCGAAAACCCTCAATACCCAGATGAAACTATACATAAAGGTGATGAGATCAACTTCCGAATTATTGGTCGTGTCATAGATAAATCGGGTAGCGGTGGGTTGTAAACAAACTTTGACATTGTAGTTTTAATCTTTTATAGTTGACAAAAGTAAACGTTCACAAATAACAGCGAGGTAACTAAGATGGATTTAATGCTATTTTTAAGAAGCATTGCCCGTTGTTGCTTCTTTATTACAACTAAGAATAGACAATCTGATTTAAACAAAGCTAAGTATATAGCCTCATTAGATCGTATTGAAGAAAACCTAGACAAAGAAGAAGAGCTAGGCTATCAACGTCACTTTATTGCTGTAGGTAATAGAATAAGACGTGCTGCCAAGGAATTATCTAATGTCAACTAATAACAATCAGATAGATAAAGATAATTCAGCTAAAATATTAGTAAACTCGAAGAGGTAGCAAGTATGAACGCTCTCCCATTAGCAGGATATATAGTTCAATATTGCATAGACAGAAAGACACCTGTAACTAATCTACAGTTGCAGAAGATTTTGTATTTTGTGCAGTTACAGTCATTGAAAGAGACTGATTTTAAAGAACCAATAATGGAAGATCCTCAATTTGAAGCTTGGATGTTTGGTCCTGTAATAAGAGAAGTTTATTTAACTTATTGTCTCAGTGGAGCTTATCCTATTATTTTTCAGCCAAAGGATGCAATAGTTGAGGACAGTGGCATTCCTAAATATGTGAATAAAGTTATTGATTTAGCCGTAAAAAGAAAGCCTTGGGATCTTGTTGAAATTTCTCATAGAGATAATGGAGCTTGGAAAAAAACTTATCAGAAAGACCATAAGTTACCAATAAATGATGATCTTATTATTGAAGATGCTAAAACTTTAAAAGAAAAATTAATATGATAAAAGATCATAGAACAGAGCTTCTTTCTTTTATAAAAGAAGTTTCTGAAACTGAAAATTTTACATCTGATAAAGTTAATAAAAATATCGCTGTTGTTCGTTCGATATATGGCGAAGGATGGCGTCATAGCTATTCCGTTATAACACAGTACTTTTTAGAGTGCGTACCTCCAGAGCGTCTTCAAGATTATTTAACTCAAGCATCAGCTAATTTAACCTCTATACTTATTAAATTTGAAGATGATTGTCCTTCAGAAGATGATAAAGATCCTTGTTATAACAGATGCCACAGAAATCTCGAAAAGCTGATTGATCATATTAGTTTAGAGTCGATACGGTTGTCTTATACAAATAAGATAAAAGAAGATTCACTAAATTCTTACATCAAATTACAGAAGGATACGGATAAACTGCAGAATGACACTAAAGACCTGCTGGAGAAAACAAATAAGGCAAGCGAAAAAATTAAAAGTATTTCTTATAAATTAGCAAATATTAGAATAGAAACTGTTACTCTTTTAGGTATCTTTGCATCTATCGTAGTGGCATATGTGAGCGGATCTTCACTCTCAGCAGCCATATTTACAAACATGGATAAGGTTGACACGCCATTATTGTGTTTTCTTACTGTCTTAATTGTTATTTTTATATCAAACCTCGTTTATTATCTTTTTGCTCTTTTAAGAAAGATAAATGGCTTCGAAGAGCCTAAAACACCTGTATGGCTGTATAACTTAGTACTAGGCTGTGTAGCTTTAGTCTGCTTTGCCTGGCATTGCTACACAGCGTTCTGGTAATTACTTACTAAAAATCTCTTTTAAGATCTTAAAGCACTCATCTCCCTCTTTGTAACGCTGTTCAATCAACTCTTTAAGCTTCATAGCCTGTAACTCTGATACAGGTTTCTTTCCATTCTCCATAATTGAGATGTAATTACTACCAACACCAACTTTTTCACCTAACTCACTGGTAGTTAAGCCCAATGCCATTCTTAAACGCTTATATAACTTTCCATCCATGATTTAATGTCCTATAATCGGAGTAGGTGGGGCTCTCACCCCACCTTGCTTTCTAGCTTAAGCTTTTAATCAGATTAAACAGTTCCAATGTCTTTTCTCTGTTACTTTTGCTAGAAAGTATCCAAAGGATAGTTAACACCAAAGTTAAATCATTCTCATCCATTTGAATATCTCCGTTAGTTGAACATCTCTTTCGAGTCCCACGTTCTCATTGAACGTGCTTATATTATAATACTATTTATTACTTTTGTAAATAATTCTATTAAATCACATCAAAATTTTAGCAGCTTTCCTTTAATTAAATTCCTTTATTTTTCAATACTATAAAATATTCTTTAGTTTTTCCTGTTGCAATTTCGTTAGTTTTAACTAAGATCTTTAATAATGATTAGCTAAAACTAATAATTTACAGGTATTCTGAAATGGCAACACTAAATTTATCTCTCGAAGTATCAGATATTCAAATCTCAACTCTTACTTTAAAAGCAAACGAGTATAGAAAACTCAACGCTGAGATTGAAAATGCAAAAGAATTAGCATCAAAGTTCTTTGACAGAGTGTCTTTAAGCTTAAAGTCAGACATCAATAAAGAGCTTAATGAGAAACAAATGGCCTATCTTGATGCTGTGAATATGATTGTTACAGCTCAAAAGATTGAGGACAAGATCACTGACGCTGTTTTAAATCTTGGTAAAGAGCCTGAGACAAAGAAGCCTACAGACTATACCAATGACAAGCTTGATCAAGACAAAGGTACACCAGTAAAGTCTGTAAAAGCTCCTAAAGCTACAGCTAAAGAAGCAAAAAAGACTGCAACCGAGCCTGTCAAAGATTTACCTGTAAAAGATCCTGTTGAAAAGAAAGCTGATGGAGCATGTGATCCTGGATCATCAGTATCTAAGGCTGTTAAAGCTGCTGCGCTTAAGGTAATTCACTCAACTGATCCTCAGTGGTTGTGGAGCGTTCATCAGTTAGCTTACAACCAAATCAAGAATATACCTGCATCATTTGATATTGGTGTACTTGAAGATCTTGCAGCATGCCGTGCATGGGAGCTTCTAAAAGACAAAGAAGAAACTGTACTTGAAGGTGTTAACTTCAACGCTCAATACTTCGACAAGCAAGAAGGCTTTAAATGTTGCAGGGGGTTGGTTAGGACAGGACCACAGCTCAAATCAGCAATGGCTTTCAAGGCTCTTCACTCAATATGCGTCAACTATTACCAGTTCAATTCTAAAGGTATCAGCTTTGCTAGCAAGTTTATCTCCTATTGCAATTATGCAATAAAGCTTATTGACGATGAAAATGACAGGTCACTTGTATTAGCTGAAGCTGACAGACTTAAGAAAGCTTTCATTGATAACTGTCATGCTAAAGAACAGGAGAGCCTCATAAATGAAACTAAGTAAGGAGACAAAGTCTGTATTAAGCGACCTTATGGCAGGTGTTGGTTTTATTGGATGCTGTGCTGCAACTATCTACCTGTACAGCTATGAAGATGAGATTTACACCCTGTTAAACAAATTCTTTGGGCTCTAGTGACAGGCTCAAAACAAACATTGAGGAGTAACCAGTATGACTAAAGCTAAGCTCAAACAAAAGCTATATGACCTGATGGTAAACATTACCGTAAGCATGTTCATAATCTTAGCTTTCTTCATGGTGGCATCAATGTTAGAACAATTTCTGTAGCAACGGAAGCAAGCAGAAAGAGCGCGCTCATCCGCTCTTAAATATGGTGAGTAAGTTAGAAACATGAAAATATCTCCTTAGTAGAGATTTACTGAGGTTGGGTTCTTAAGTTCATTCACTTTCCTAACCTCAGGCTTTTTGAGCAAGTTTATAAGGAACTTATATGAATTTACTTAATAAAACAGAAGTTGCCATGAAGCTACACATGACCACGCAGACGTTCTTGAGACACTTAAGACTGGATTGGACAGATTTTCCTGAATCTTTCCCATTAACAAATTCAAGTAATGCTCAAAGAGTATGGATAGAGCCTGATATTGATGATTGGGTTCTAAAAAAAAGACAAGATTATCTTAAATCACACAAGGAATGAGTTAAAAAATGAGAGTTTTAGTTCACAAGATCTTCTTTGATGAAGAACCAAAATCAGAATATTCACCATACAGACATATACACAGTGCTGAAAAGAAGCTGTGTATGTTTATCAACGACAATAAGATTGAAAGTAAAGATATCCAGTGCATACATGCTTTTCCAATGACTGATGACAGTGGATCTTTAGTAGACGGTTATGCAAGTGTTTTTTATTGGGTAAACAAGGAATAACAAGATGAAGAAATTATATGGCGTTTGGTTTAAGAACAATTACGAACCTTTAGCAATGTTGGATATCAAACTTACTGATAAGACATTAAAGCCTTATGAGCCTGTTAATACATATCTTTTGTACAAGGCTCTGTTTATGGGTGCCAGACCTAAAGATATTAAAGAAGCATTTATCGCTTTAAAGAAAGGTGCTTTTCCTGATGTTATCAATAAGATCCAACCTTATCTGAAAGATCCTAAAACAATTTTGGAAGCATACAACACCTATGATGCTTATGAAACTGAGAGCAAAACCATGGATGAGATCAACAAAGAGCTTGATAAAGCTAATCCTGATACACCCCAGGCTTTTGCCAAAGGTGTAATTGAAGCACAGAAAGCTAATGAAGCTAAGGACAAAGCTGAGGTTAAAGACGCTGAATCTGATACCAAGACAGTAGAGCGCGTTGAGACTGTAGAGCCTAAGCCTACAGATACTAAGAAAGAAGATAAAAAGCCAGTGATTGAGATTAAAGATGAGAAGAGCATTGAGAAAGCCTGCCAAAGCTCAGCAGAGGTTAAAGCTGATGAAAAGACAGAGACTGAGATTAAGACACCTGCAAAGTTTTCACCAAGAACAGGAGAAACAGGAACAAATGCAGCAGAGCAAGCCGTTCCTGTGGCAAAGGTCAATGTAGATAAAGCAAAGTATGTCTTTGGTGTAAGAGTAGGCACATACGACAAGCTACTTCGCGCTCTGGGCTTTGATGATGAGTATATCAATGCAAACTTATCAAACTTTGAGATGGATAGCCATGCTCTAGAGTTTGTTGTAGTCGATGAGCTTTGCCATAAGACAAAAGTTGATAAAGGTACCTTGGTATTTCAAATGAAACGTTTATTAAAAGCTTATGAGCTTAAATACAAATATAGCAGCTTAAAAGATGATGAGCATAGAACTGACCGTGTGAAGTTTCGTGTAGGTCTTTTAAATGCAGCAAAGCGTTTTGAACTTAACGGCAATCATCCTTTAAACAAGACAACTGTAGCAAAGGCATAACTATGAGAGTAAGTGAGCTTAAAGCTTGGCTTAAGAGCGTTGAAGATGAATTTGATGGTTCTGATCCTGAGATTGGTATTGACGTCTTAGCAGGCAAACATATCGAGTTCTGGTCAATGAATTTAGACGGAGCTCACTTTATTAAAAAGGATAATTGCCTGTCTCTCTTTCAAGTTCGCTTACGCTCTCCTATTCCTCATGGAGCTTTGCTAAAAGTTAAAGTACCTGGATTGGATAGCTTAGAGTGCAATCTGCATGATGCTATAGCTCGTTTTGTTGAGGAATACGAGGTATCAGGCGACCTAAAAGCATGGCAAGAACAGGATATCGATATGCAGGAGTTTACCGTTGCTGTTATCAAAGATGATGTTTCTCGCTTGGTTCGCCTGTCTGAGGACTTGTTGTGTATATACAACAGAGATGATCTAATCGAGAAGTACAGTTTATTAGTTACTAAAGAGTAAGACCCAGTATGAAGTTTTTAACTGTTGAGATGGATAACTTTATTAAAGAGCGTGTGCTTTATGAAGTTAAGGTAAATAAGTTGTCCCCTGCCGATGCTCATGATAAAGCAAAACAAGCTTTAAAAGACTTGATCTTGAGAGTGTATGGCGCTGAGACAAAAGCAATTTACATTAAAGATTACGGCTTAAAACCTGATGTCGCTCTTCAGGTTGCTGTAAGTGATTGCAAGATCAAGATTGAGACTTACTTTGATACTAAGGCTCCTAAAGTGGGAAAACAATCTGACAAAGTTGTCTGGACAAATGGCTTTCATGATGGACATGTTGGTTCCAAGAACAAGAGAGAGCACTTTATTAAAGTTAATGCTCAGCTACTGGAGAGTTACAAATCTTTTGAGGAGTTAACTTCTTTAGATCTTAAGCAGCTCTTTTGTATAAAAGCTGACTGTAATCATTTAAGTGGAAGGTTAAATCAGCTTAACAGATGTCACGGCTTTCCACCATCCACAGGTAAAAAGAAGCATATAAATGTATATAACCGCGCTCAGGTATACGCATGGTTAGACAGTCATAAAGCACTCATCCAAATCGTAAATGATAAACCAACTAAGGAATAAAACAATGGAACATGAAACATCACAGAACCTTATCAAGGTTGAACTGACAGTTAAACAACTTACAAGTATCTTAATCAATTTTGATTATCTGAATAAGCTGGCAAAGGAACGTGGAAAATCACTAATAGCCATTAAATACTCAAATGATATAGAGCCTTTTAAGAAAGCTTTGAATTACACCCTCGCCGAAGATCCTCGTCAATTCTCAGCTGAAGAATGTGACCTCTTATATTGGGCTAATAAGTTTGTTAATGATCCTGATGCTGTTAAAAAGATTGATGAGTTTTTCTCATACTTTAATTCTGCTAATGATTAACAAGAGTATAGCTACATTGAAAAGCATGAAGTATGCGCCCCTACAATTTGGTTAGCCGTTTGGTTAAAAGGTGAATAGTATGAAGTTTAAGAATTTTGATATTGAAGATGTGTTTGGTTTCGATGACACTGAACAGGCAAAGGCATATATAGGCAAAAAGGGATACTATGCTGACCATATAGAAAAATTAGATGATTACATCGAAAATAAAAGTCATATTGATACATTATATACGATCAATAAAAGTCGTGACATTTATCGTTTTATGGTTGGTTGTAGTTATGACTACTGTGGTTACTATACCTACTTTTTACCATTAGAAAAAGTAAAGAAAACAGAGCCTACAGAGACAAAAGTTACTTATAGATATCGACCTTTTAGAACTGTTGCAGAAGTTGATGAACTTTTAGTAAAAGACAATGTAAAACATTATTGCTACGTTGGAAGTGATTTATATCTTAGATACAAAGTTTATCCTAACATCACTAAGCATATTGAAATTACAAATCTGGAAGTAGATACGAATACTAATGAATTGCGCTTTATAAACGGTTTTACTCCTCGTCATCTAGCTGAAAATTATGATATTAAAATCGCAGGGTGTTGGTTACCTTTTGGAGTGGAGGTTAAAGCTGAGTAATGGCGAAGTTAGTTTTAAGCTGTTTGCTTGGTAGTTAAAATTTTAAATATTTAGTGATTGCTAGCACAAAACAGCCTGTTTTGTTTGGTGGATATTTTTGATTAATTGTATTAATTAGCTTGTTGAGTGTTTATTATGACGACTTTTGATTTTGAATTTAATTGGGACTTTAATCCAATGGTTAAGAAAAATCAGGAATTTTTGAAGTTAACTATCCATTACGACAGGTTATTTAACAATGATAATGAAATGGAATTGGCTTCTTTAGCTAAGTCTTGGCAAGGCTTAGCTAAGGTGTTAATTGGTTTAACTAATTTATCTGTACATGGAAGGATAGATCCTAACAGTTCTAACATTAAAGTTACTACCAAAGCTGAATTAACAAAAGGTTCTATAATCACAACAGTTTGGATTTATGTCCAAGATCTCGGCCTTTTTGATGGTGCAGGAACTGCACTATTAAGCTTTTTTCTAGGGATATTTTTATCTAATAGAAAGTCGAAACAGATCACTTCTCGAGATGTAGAAATTGAAAGGCTGTCATCGAAATATCAACATCTAAAAGACCAATTATCAGATATCAATAAAAGGATGGATAATAAAGACGAACTAATTAAAAGGCAGTCTGAAATTATTGAAGGAGCATATAAAGCTATCCAATATAGCAACGACCAAATAAATGAAATTAAAGCTACAAGTCAAAAGCAAGCTGACGAATTTAACTTACACTTAAAAAATTTAAACTCATCGGGAAGAAGTTTTTTAAATCCTGTTAATACTGAATGTGAAGTTATTGAAGGTTTGTTGGATAAAAAAGTTATATTTAGCGCTGACAGTGAGACAAAAGAGTTATTTATCAAACAGAGTGAAATAGTAGATGTTACTAACTGTACAATTGAACTCCGTAAATTAGATAAAAAAAATGGATCATGTACTGTCATTTACACTGACCCTATAAGCTCAAAAGAAATTATCATTCCAGCAACTATAACCGACTTGAAGTTTTTTACACTAAACAATGATTATCTGGATTCTTTCGCTAACAGAAGTACCAATGATAAATTAAAAGTCAATGGTCAACTTATAGTTAATGAAGAAGGAGTTCCGATAAGACTTAACATACAAGAAATTTCAAAAATCTCCTAATTTGACTTCTATCTGTAACTGCGCTATTATCGCCAATGTAGGGACTTCCCTACCGTGCCTCAAAAACACGACAACACAAAGCGCTGACTTGGCGACACACGTCAATCTCACCATATTACATACAATAGGCTTAGTCTTATTGTATTCGCTCTATGGTGGTGTGGTGTGAATATACTGAATAAGCACCGCCTGAACTTTGTGCAGGTTTTTGAGCACCACCGACCCACTCAAAAATGGGTTAATTCAAAAATAATCACAAAGGAGACATAGCATGTCTAACTCAAATCTAACTTCATATAATTTTCACAACTCAAATATCCGTGTAGAACAGAACGATAAAGGTGAAGTGCTCTTTTGCCTTGCAGATGTATGTGCATCACTAAACTTAGCTCAATCTAACAAGACTGCTAATCAGATCAAAGAAGAGTTTGGGAGCACGGAATTAAATTCCGCCCTCCTCAAAGACGCTAATAACCACGGTCAACAATGCACCATGATCACCGAGCCACAGTTATACTTCGTAATGATGAGATCTAACTCTAAGATTGCCCGTGAGTTTAGGCAGTGGATTTGTAATGAGGTTCTGCCTGCAATTCGCGCTCAAGGTGCCTATGTTGCAAATAACACTCATGTAGATGATCATGAGGCTGAGGCTGAATCTCAAAAACGCTGCTGGTATGTAAAGCAGCTTACTGACTTATGCCAGAAGTACAACATCTCAGATGAGGCTTTAGTTGCAGCTGTTAATATTGCCCAACGTGCATTTAAGCAAGGCTATGCTATCGCGCTCAATAAATCTACAGATACTACAGACAAGCAACCAAAGGCAGATGATAGATTAACAATCACTGAGGATGAGGCTACTGCAATTGATCACATGATCTACTTCCATGATATGTTTAAGCCAGATGTCTTACAGGTTTTCAGAAAGGTTACTAAGCTACAGTCTCAGCTTGCAGCACTGGTATGTACTATCCAAGATCTTCCTCTTGCTCGTCTTTATGAGTCAGCTACAGCTCCTGAAGTAAGCTGCCAAAGATTAAAGAGGTTTAATACTACTAAAGCAAAGAAAGGTGAACTTGTGGTTAGTGCTTAATATAGAAAGGCGGTAGAGATACCGCCTTATACTGTTTTAAATTCTATTAAAGATGAATTTTATAGATCTTGGAACAATGAACTGCACCGTTTCGAGAGATAAACTTACGTCTTAAGATGTAAGGTCCCCTCTCATCAACGTATACAGGTTCATCACCGACTTTATAAGTCATGATTACCTCCATACATAAAATGGGGGTCTACTTTTACCAATTAAAATGTGATAAAATTCATCCACACCTATGTAGATGTCTTATGACATTTCTTGCCTCGCGGTAGACTTTCGTGGGCAATAGCTCTAGTTTTGCTCCAACAGAACTAGAGCTTTTAATTTGAATAATATTTTTTCTTTCTAACTTTGATACATGCTACGCTTACACCTAACATTGAAGAGAGTGTTTGCTCATCTAGCGCTTTGTATCGTTCTATCAGCTCATCAGGTAATAGCAGATTGCCTGCAAAAGTATCTGCTTGCCATTCACTATTACAGTAAATCTTGGTACTAGAAGAAGTATTTCTGCAGTATGTTATTTGAGAACAGTGAGCTAATGCATGGAATAACTCATGCGCAAGAGTAAAACGAGATCTTGGATCGTTACTGGTAGCGCTATTGTAAACAGATTCTCTTATTTCAATAACGCCATTAGGATAGGTTTTGGCTTCAGCTTTAGGCAACAATTCATCGGGAACGACAGATAGCTCTAATTGTGAGTTTTTATCTCCACAAGCAACATCAAGATTCCCTAACTCAACTAAACCAACAATATCAATACAGCCACTTTCTTTTACAAAGCCTAACTGTTTTGCAAACTCTCTTGTTGCGTCAGATGCCATCTGAATTTGTTTTATTGATAAAGGTGCAACTTCAAAACCATCTTTTCGGTTATTTATTTCCATTCACAATCTCCAAAATCTTCTTCTTATCATCACTGGACATTGAATCGATACTTCTTGCAAATGCTGCTACCAGTTGCTGATTTAAAGGATCATTATTTGTTTTAACCTTAACAAAGGTTTGAGATTCATCAATAGAACGTTGCAAGTCAGCTTTTGTACTTTCATCAAAGCCGTATGCATTAGATATTTTATCCGCCATATCAGAAGGTATAGGCTTTGCACCTGTTTCCATTCCTGATAAATAAGCAGAACCAATATTTAACATGTCAGCCATGTTCTTTAGTAACAAGGAATGATCTATTCGATATTTCCTTATAAATTTACCAAAAGAATTTAATGCCATGCCACACCTCTACTCTATAAGTGCTTAGATAAGAATATTATATTAAGTTTCCAAATTTTTGCAAACATATTTTAAAAAATATTTCCATAATTATGATATATTTATTGACATATTTAATTCAAGATATATAATAAGAAACATAAGGAGGGCATATGAAAAAGAAACGTAAGCAATCGTGCAAACGTAAATGGTCAAAGATAGAAATCATAATGCTGTTAAGCTTAATCATACAAACATTAGATTTTATCTTTAACCACTTCTTCTAATAAATTCCCCCTTAGATTGGAGCTCTAAGGGGTACTTAAAATTTTAAGTTATATTTGGAGTTTTGACAAATGAAAAGTTTTAATCGTTTAGAGATCATGATGGCTTTAATACTACTGTTGCAAATTATTCAACTGATTGAAACTATTATGGAGAAGTTCTTCTAATGGATAATAAAGAAAAGTCATGGGGCGGTAAGCGATCAGGTGCAGGACGTCCTGCAGGAACTACAGGACCATACAAAGCAGATGAGCTTAAAAAGGATGGTCGTATCGTAATTGGTTGTACTCACAGTGAAATGGAACAAATCAAGGAACTTGCAAAACAAGCTGGTAAGAATACAAGTCGTTTTATTGTAGATACGATCTTAAAGAAGTGAGTTTAAGGCAGTAGAGATACTGCCTAAATTGTGTGATAATAGAGCAAAATGAGTGTGCTGAATCACGTGGGATCCACCGCCACATATACGCCACACAAGACATCTTGTATGCTAGATTTAATTATAAATCAAAAAGTAATTTGCAAAAAATGGTGGTCGTTCTCACCGCCATAGCACCTTTTAGGTGCTTTTTTTATATCTAAAATCAGCTAATTATCCTTTCTATTTTTTCTTAATTTTCAATAAAATAATCGTTAAAAATCGGTGATACTAGCAGAGTTAGTAGCAGAGCTAGTAGCATATAAATGCTATAATGTATGGTGGCTGTATGGCGTTTACATATGTAAAATTACCAGAACGGCTAAACTTCACATAGAAATATTATTCAAGTCTTAATATACTGCTATCAATAAATTAAAATCTGAAAAGAAAAGATAGTGCAATAGTAAGAAAGCAATTAATCAGATAAATTTAGACAACTGTCTATAAAAATAGACTCACGTATTAATATATAAAGATATAAAGGCAAAGATGTTATCCTTAGACATTAGTTATTTCAATAAATGTATTGTATATTAACGTCAATACAATTCTTGAAGGTAAAAACGTGATAGTGAAAAGAGTGTGTCATGTCTAGTTTAAATGATAAAGAAATATTTGATCTAATCGAAAAAAAGCAACTGTCAATAACACCTCTGGATCCAAATAACATTCAACCCGGCAGCATAGACCTGACTCTAGGATCAACTGTTGACCATTGGGAATGTAGTCAAGATGAAACATTAGATTTGACTTTAGACAATAACAAACAGTTCATTGAAAATCAATTTAAAACAATTGATATTACAGATGGATATGTTTTAGAACCAAATGATTTTGTTAGAGGTCACTCCGCCGAGACCATCAAGCTACCAAGTTTCATCAATGGAATTATTGTAAATAGAAATAGTCTATGTTCAGTAGGTTTGGATGTTTCTATATCTCAATATATTAATCCTTCCTATCAGAAGAATAAAATTATTGTAATCAGAAACATAAGTCACAATAGAATTAAAATTAAAAGTGGTATAAGAATCTGCCAGTTAATTTTGTTCAGGATGCAAGGCGATTCAATTCGTAACTATGCAAATAGGCACTCAATAGACTCTTTAAAAGATTTTATTGACATTAAGAGTGCACAAGTTAATAAGAATATCGATAATTCTTTATCTGACTTCATGGAAAAGCGAATTGAAGAGATTGCTTCTGGAAGAAACAAATGAAACTATCAGAACAAAGAACTCGTTTAAGAGGATACATTTATTCTCAAAGCTATAGAAATATTCTTACAGCTATAGCTACTAAAGAGCTTTCCTCGATATATAAAATTAGTAAGAATGAAGCTCCACTTACAGAAAGTGATATTAGTAATTACATCAGAGATAACTTTGATCATTTAAACAGTGAGACAAACAAGGCTATCGAGCAACTCGTTAAAGAGATCCTTCCTGATGATGATTTTAAAACCAAAGCTAAAAAGCATTTCAGATATTCTTTGATTTAGATGTTTTAGCTATTCTTCTTCTTCCAGTCTTATATGTATGTGTCAGATATTCAATAATTGAATATAAAGAATCTAATACCATAACAGAATGCGCAGATTGAATTGTTGCATCTATCTTTGTATTGCTTCTGTTATCTTTCAGTACATATTATTACTTTAAGAACAAGTAAAATAATATGTTACTTTTTAAGTAAGAAATTTACTGAGCCGAGAGTTTGTTCATTACGCATTCTCACAAGAGTTTGAGTATGAGGAAATATTCTTAAGATATCGTCAGAGAAATGAATTTGAAGTCATGTACAGATATTTCAAGAACCATGTTGATGCTGATACCTTAAATGTCTCTACTGAACATACCTTCAATGCCAAGCTGTTTATTGGTCTGCTATCTTCTGAGTTTCTTAACAGCTTAAAACTAAAATCCTTAGAGTGGAATAAGACTGCTCCTGAGAAATCAAAGGTAAAGCTTAAAGACAATTCAATGTATATGACCTTTAAAGATCTCGATACACTTGAATGCATTAGTCATGGTGATGTAATCATACCTACTACTAATATTCTGAAAAGACATGAAGCCTTATTTAATATGATGGGAATTGATCCTGTCGTACTTCAGAATACAAAACTTAAGAAAGCTACTTTAGATGATGAGATGGGATTAACTGTTTATGACTAATCTCGTGTAAGAACAAAAACGAGATCTTAGGGGTGGAATAAGACTGCTCCTGAGAAATCAAAGGTAAAGCTTAAAGACAATTCAATGTATATGACTTTTAAAGATCTAGATACGCTTGAATGTATCCATCATGGTGATGTAATCATACCTACAACAAATATCCTTAAAAGACATGAAGCCTCATTTAACATGATGGGAATTGATCCTGTAGTGCTTCAGAATACAAAACTTAAGAAAGCTACTTTAGATGATGATATGGATTAACTGTTTCTGACTAATCTCGTGTAAGAACTAAAACGAGATCTTAGGGGTCAAAAAAAAAAGAACAGCCTTAAGCTATTCTTCCCTTCATTTGGAGCGGGAAACGAGGTTCGAACTCGCGACCCTAACCATGGCAAGGTTATGCTCTACCAACTGAGCTATTCCCGCATTCCAAGTGGCGTTTAAAGTGTACCCACAACACTTGATTTGGAGCGGGAAACGAGGCTCGAACTCGCGACCCTAACCATGGCAAGGTTATGCTCTACCAACTGAGCTATTCC